GCTCGTTTTGCGTGCGATCGGCATAGGCTTGATATCCAGAATGATTGTGACCGGACATATCAGATTCGCGGGATGACGATTGAAGGGGATGTTTAAAGAATTAGGGTATTGCATACAGCCTGAACGCATGTTAAGCTAAGTGCAGTCGGGCGGGCTGATGCCTGCCGTATAGAAATGGTTGATCCGGAAGGTACCGCCGGGTGGCTCTGAATGAGCTGCCCGGCGGTATCTATTTAACCCACAGGGTAAAACCTCCAGGAGTAAGAGCATGGCAATTAAGACGGCGGCGCAATTGAAGGGTGAGCACCTGACGGCTGACCCGGAAGACTATAACGAGAACCTGGTGGATTCGGCGCTGGCCGCGGCCAGCAGCAGCCAGGCGGGACAGATTGAGACGGCGACCACCGCGGAAGCGAAGGCGCTGCAGGCGATCGACAAGGCGGTTCCGCCGGCGGCGCTGGGCAACGTGCTGCTGGGGATGCGGCTGGGCACCTTCGCCGGGCGCAACGGGGCCGGGGCGTGCACGCTGGCCGGCGCGGTGGTGGGCGACCTGGTGGTGGGCGTGGCGTGCCTGACTGCTGGGCAATTGGGAATGGTGGACGCTTCGTTCGAGGCGGCGATCACGGTGGCGGACCAGATCCAGCAGTCGGCGGTGACCGATCTTTCGGCGCGCGCGTATGTTGTTCTACTGCTGCCGGTGGCGTAAGGCATGGCGATGATCTTCGTTTCGAACCAGCTTTCCAGCAAGGCGGCGCGCGTGGAACACGACGGGCGGACGTACCTGGTAGCGCCGGTGGTGGCGATCCGCGCGGGGGTGCTGAACGATGAGCTGGTGATGGGGGCGGAGATCGGGCGATACCCGGAGAGCTGGAACGGGATCCCGGTGCCACTGGGGCACCCCACCCTGCGGGGAGCGCCGATTTCGGCGAACTCGCCGGAGATCGAGGCTAGCCTGGTGGTGGGGCGTTTCTGGAACGCGAAGTGGGACGGCGAACGTCTGCGCGGCGAGATCTGGCTGGACATCGAGAAGGCCGAGCGGATGGGGGGTGATGCCCTGGAGGCCTTGCAGCGCATCGAGCGGGGTGACTCTGTGGAGGTCTCTACGGCTTACTTCCGGGACATCGAAGAGCGCGGGGGCGAGGTGAACGGGGAGCGGTTTACCGGGATTGCGCGCAATTTGCGGCCGGATCACCTGGCGCTGCTGCTGCACTCAATTGGGGCGTGCTCTTGGATGGACGGGTGCGGTACGCCGCGGGTGAACGAGGAGATGAAGATGGTGGCAAACGAAAAACGTAGCGGGGTGATGGTCGCTCTATATCCGCCGGCGGCCGACGCGCAGGCGCTGGCGCTTTCTGGTGAGGGTCTGCCGGAAGGCAGCGTGGTGACGCCAGCGAACGAGCTGCACCTGACGCTGGTGTACCTGGGCGAAGTGGGGCAGGTTGGATACGGACAGGGCGACCTGCTGAAATGGGTGATGCACTTCGCGCAGGAGAACCCGATCATCCGCGGGATGGTGAGCGGGGTGGGACGGTTCAACACGGCGGACGCGAACGGGATGCAGCCGATCTACGCGAGCTACGACAGCCTGATGCTGGCGCCGTTCCGGTTCTGGCTGGCCGACCGGCTGCCGTACGGGCCGGAGAATCACGGGTTCACGCCGCACATCACCCTGGCCTACGTGCCGGCGGAGGCAGCGATGCCCAATATTCTGCCAGCGGCGCGGGAGATCGTTTTCGACCGGATTGGGGTGGCGTGGGGCGACCAGGTGACGCTGTTCCAGCTCCAGGGAGAGGCAGCGGTGGCCATGGCGGGAAATTCGAAACCGGCGGCTGGCGCGAGCGCGTACATCAAGAATGCGTTCCGGGCGCTGGCGAAGGCGGTGGGTTTTCAGGTGGCGGAAGAGCTGCCACAGGCGAATCATTCAACCCCGAGTGACGCGGGGCAAGTAGACGAGGAGGGTGTGATGGAGAAAAAGCAGTTGATCGAGAAGCTGGTGGCGAACGCTCGCTGCCCGTTCAGCGCGGCTGAACTGGAAACGATGAGCGAGAGCGCGCTGGGCAAGGTGGAGAAGGCGGTGGAGCATGGCGGATGTTCCGGCGAGTCGCCGGCGGCGAATGCTTCGACTGGCTCAGCACAAGTGCCGCAGGGGCAGGTGCTGGAAGCGGAGATGGACGCCGAGGTAAAGAGCGTTTTGGGCGAGCTGCAGGCCTTCGCCGCGGCGATCAAGGAGATCGGCGGGGTGGATGCAGTGAAGAGCGCGTTGGCAGCCCACGCTGCAAACCAGCAGGCGCATAAGGCGGAGCTGGTGAGCGAGCTGAAGGCGAACGAGCGCTGCGCGTTCGATGAGGCTGAGCTGAAGGCGATGCCGGAAGCGCAGTTGGAAAAGCTGGCGAGCAGCCTGCGCCCGGCCAATTATGCCGGCCGCGGCGGCGTGCGCTCGAACGGCGCACAGGACGAACGTGTGCCACAGCCCCCCGCGGTGCTGCTTGGCGAACAATCCCAGGCAGCGTAAGCGGCCGGGGCAACAGTTGCAGGGTTTGAGGAGGGTGAGATGGCTCACACAATCATTTTGAAAGGCGATCCGATTCGCAAGGAAGCGATTGCCAACGAGGCGATTACTCCGGGCGAGCTGATCGCATTCGACGCGGACATGGAGCTGATTCCGCACGGCACAGCCGGCGGCAACGCGCAGAAGATGTTCGCAATCGAGGAAGATTTTGTCGGCGATGGGATTGACACCGATTACAGCACCGGTGACCAGGTGCAGTACGTGGTCGGTCGCCCGGGCGACGAGATCTACGCATTCCTGGAAGCAGGCGCCAACGTTTCGAAGGGTGATCCCCTGGAATCGAACGGGGCCGGCGCGCTCCAGGCTCACACCGCGGTGAGCATTAACGAAGCCGGGGCGGCCGTCAAGGTCGTGTATACCCAGGCGATCGTGGCGTATGCCGCCGAGGACAAGGACAATTCCGCCGGGGCTGACCGCGTGCGGATCAAGGTTGAGGTGGCGTAATGGACGAGAATGCGGTACTCACTGATGTTTCCAAGTTCGCCCACGGCGGCCCGGCTGCGTTCCTGGCCAGCGGGTTGAACGTCAATGCACTGCGCACCAACGCGCTGCTGCGCCACGAAGAGTGGCTGGAGCTGGACAAGGCGGTGGTGGATGTGGCGCGCCAGCGCTTGAACGGCATCGCCGATCTGCGCACGTATGGGCTGATCCAGCCGCTGGGCGGGTTGGGCACGATTCTCTCGGGTTACGAGCAGATGGGCGACATGTCCGACGCGAATGTGGACATGAGCGGCGTTACCCCGGGCGAAGAGGACAAGGTTGATTTCAGCCTGGTCTCCGTGCCGGTGCCGATCGTTCACAAGGATTTTCGCGTGAACGTGCGCCAGCTGGAAGCCAGCCGCCGGCTGGGCGACCGCATCGACACCACGCAGGCCGAAGTGGCCGCGCGGAAGGTGCGGGATATGCTGGAGTACATCCTGTTCCGCGGGAGCGCGGTGAAGGTGAACGGCAACTCGATTTACGGGTACACCACCCACCCCAACCGCAACACGGGCGCCGCTGCCGGCGATTTCGGCACGATCACCAACATCTACACCACGGCGCTGTTGATGATCGCCGCGCTGGAAGCTGATCACTTCTACGGGCCGTACGGCCTGTACGTGGCCAACACCCAGTTTGGCGAGATGCGCGCGGTGTACACCGACGGCTCGGGCCAGAGCGCGGTGGATCGCATCCTGAAGAACCTGCCCGAGATCAAGTTCGTCAAGCCCAGCGAGCAGCTGGCGGCCGGCAGCCTGGTGATGACCCAGCTGACGAAGGACGTGGTTGACCTGGCGGTGGCGCAGGATATCGTCAACGTGCAGTGGAGCGAGATGGGCGGGCTGACCAGCCGCTTCAAGGTGATGTGCGCGATGGTTCCGCGCATCAAGGCAGACGCGGAAGGCCACTGCGGCGTGGCGCACTTTACCGGGGCATAAGGATACCCTCACCCCCTCCCCTCTCCCGCTGAAAAGCGCGGGAGAGGGGGGATTATGGAGCGAACATGTACCGGTTGAAGAGCGGGAAGTTGTGGCGTTGGGCTGACGGAGAGCAGACGTGCATCCGCGCGGGCGAGGTTTTTGAGCCGAGCGAGGCGGAGCTGCTGGCGTTTGGCGATTTGATGGAACCAGTCATCGAAGAGCCGGCCGCGCCGGCGGTGGAAGAAGTTCCTGTCGTCGAAGAGCCAGCCGCACCCAAGAAGACCAAAAGGACGAAGTAAATGGCGAATCCGGCAAGCGGGGCGCGCGTAAACGCAGCACAGGTAAGAGAAATTATCAGCACTAGCCTGCCGGACGGGCAGATTAATGCGTTCATCAACACGGCGCACCGGCTGGTTGATGAGCGGCTGGGCAACGCCGGGTTGAGCGCGGGGATGCTGAGCGAGATCGAGCTGTGGCTGGCGGCGCATTTTTTGAGCATGCGGGATCCGCGCAAGAAGCAGGTGAAGGTGGGCGAAGCGCAGGTGACCTTCCAGGGCGAGAGCGGACAGGGCCTGGCGGCCACCAGCTACGGGCAGCAGGCGATGCTGCTGGACACAAGCGGGACGCTGGCGGCGATGGGGCTGCGCAAGGCGACATTTCAGGCTTCAGCGAGCGAGGAGTGAGCAATGCTGCTTTCGGATGATGACCTGGCTATTTTACGAGAGGCTGAGCTGGCGGCGATGCCGGAGACGTGCACGATCCGGCGCAAGACGACCGAAGCGGATGGCGCAGGCGGAAAACGCACTATCCATTCCGACATCGGAACCAGCCCGTGCTGGCGCGGGCCGGTGGGCAACAGCCCACAGGAACAGGTGATCGCGGCGCGGCTGGTGGGAAAGGCGCTGTACCGGGTTAAGCTGCCACATGGGACGGACGTGCGGCGAAACGACCAGTTGATTTTCCCACAAGGGGACGTTGTTGGCGGGGACGTACTGGAAGTGGTGGAGCCGATCGCCGACAGCTGGAGTACGGCGCAGATGGCAATTTGCGCGAAGGTGGAGTGAGAACGAATGACGGTGCGATCGACGGGAATGTGGGTGGAGGTTCTGGAGAACCGGTTTCCGGAGATCGCGCGCAGGCTGCCGGCGCAGACGGCTCGCGTGGTGCGGCAAACCACGATGGAGATCGAACGGCAGGTGAAGAAGAGCATGGAAGGGCCAAAACACGGCCGGGCTTATGCCCTAAACCCAGTGAAGCGGAAGGCCACCCGACGCGACGTTGCAGCCGGTTTCGCGGGATCGCGTGGGGAGAAGATGACCGTCGGGTGGACCTTCCACCGGGCGAGCGCGCCAGGGGAGGCGCCAGCCAGATGGTACGGGGTGCTGGCGAGCAGCATCCAGTCGAATTTTCATAATAACGGTTTGCTAGGCGTGGTTTTTACCAATACCGAATACGGGGTGTATCTGGAATACGGCACCCGCAAAATGGCGGCCAGGCCATTCATGCAACCCGCGGCGGCTGATGCAAGGATGCGGTTCGACGCGGCAATGCGAGATTTGGAGGGGTTGATACGATGACCTAACCCCCCGGCCCCCTTCCCAAATCCCGGAAAAAGCGCCGGTGATTTGGGAAGGGGGAGTCAACGGCAGAGTAAGTGGAGGATTCGATGAGTGTGTTTTTAAACCGAGAGCAGGCGCAGGCGGAAGAGAAGGCGGAGAAAACCAAGGTTGAACGGCTTGAGGCGGAAAACGCGGATCTTAAGCTGCGGGTGGAGATGCTGGAAGGACTGTTGGAGAACTACGCTGTGCGCCAGGTACAGCTGGAAGCGCAGCTGCTGGTGGTTACGGCGAAGGAAGAGGCGATGCGGGGAGAACCTAACCCTCACCCCACCTCTCCCTTCCCTGAAGGGAAGGGAGAGGAGTAATGGAAATTAACCGGATCGAGCGGTGGCTGGTGGAAACCCTGGGCGGCGACGCGGCGCTTACGGCGGCCGCGCCGGGCGGAGTGCACGCGTGGCCGGTGCTCGACGAGGAGAAGGTTTTCCCGGTGGTGGTGTTCGAGTACCAGCCGGGGAGTGAAGATGTGAACGGGGTGGGCGCCAGGCGGATCATGGTCAGCGCGCAGTACCTGGTGCGGGTGATCGGCAAAGATTGTGGGGTTGAGGATCTGAAGACGGCAGCAGACAGGATGGATGCTCTGTTGACCGCCCAAATGGCCCCCGAAATACTGGGCGTGATGGGCTGCTACCGAGAGCAGCCGTTTGCGATGGTGGAAGTGGACGAGGGCGTGCGGTACCCGCACCTGGGCGGGTTGTACCGGATTCTGGCGAATTAACTGGAGGGCAATATGGCAGAGAGAACGACCGTTTTTCAGAACACGCAGATTGGTGTGGAAGTCACCCCGGGCACGGCCGTGGCGGCGAACCGCAAGCTGGGCGCGCTGTCGATCGCGCCGGCGATCAAGAGCGAAGTGAGCATGTTCCGCGCGCTGGGGAATAAGTTCCCGACGGTGGGCGCGCTGGGCAAGGAGTGGGTGGAAAGCAAGCTGAGCGGACAACTGACGTACAGCGAGATCGTGTACGTGCTCAGCTCGTTGATGCGGACGGTGACACCGACGCGGAATATCCCGAGCACGGGGCTTTCGTACGTGTGGACGTTCGCGCCGGCGCTGGCCGCGGCGGACACGGTGACGACCTTCACGGTGCAGCAGGGCGACGCAGTGCGCGCGCAGCAGAGCGCGTACAGCCTGGTGAGCGGGCTGAAGATCTCGATCGACCGCAGCGAGGCAAAGCTGGACGGCACGATGCTGGGGCGCGCTATCAGTGATGGGATTACGATGACGGCCAGCCCGACTTCGATCGCGTTGATTCCGGTGCTGCCGACGCAGGTGAGTGTATACCTGGCAAATACAGCCGCGGCTTTGAGCGGCGCCACGGCGCTGGCGAGGGTGATGAGCGCAAGCTGGGCGCTGGAGAACCGCTTTGGCGTGATTTGGGCGCTGAATCGGGCGAACAGCAGCTTTGTGGCGCACGTGGAGATCGAGCCGAAGCTGGTGTGCACGCTGAAGGTGGAAGCGGACGCGGAAGGCATGGGGCCGCTGACCCATTTGCGGGCGGGATCGACGCAGTTCCTGCGGATCGAGGCGGTGGGCGCCAACATCGAGACCACGTACGACTACAAGATGCTGATCGATACGGCGGTGAAGGTGGGCGAGCCGAGCGAATTCCAGGATGCGGACGGGGTGTATGCGCTGGAGTGGACGTTGAATGGCGTGTACGACCCGACGTGGGCGAAGACCACTGAGATTGCGGTGACGAACACGGTGGCGGCGCTGTAGGAGACCTAACCCCCGGCCCCTTCCCTAAAGGGAAGGGGAGACGATACGGAATGAAGGCTGCCCGGGCTGTAGTGAATCATCTCGGGTAGCCATTCAAAACAGCCGAAATGGCAGCGGTAAAGAAAGGATTACGATGCGATTCAGTGATCTGGTACAGGATGAGCGCTCGTTCGAAATGAGCGTGCTGAATGAGACGGTGGAGATTGTTTACCGGCCGTCTGCTTACACGCCGGTGGTGGAAGACCAGGTGCAGACCTTGATGGACAGCCGCCGGCCGGGAAATGGGCTGGCGAAAATGCTTTCGAACGTGCTGATCCGCTGGGACATTCTGGACGACGATGGGAATGAGATCGAGCCGACGTTCGATAACCTGCGGCAGTTACCCGTGCCGTTTCTGACAGACGTGGTGAACGCTATCGGCAACGATACCCGGGTGGATAAGGAAACGCGAAAAAACTCCGGCGGTGGCTCGTTGAAAAAGGGCAAGTAGGGGAATGTCCCGACTGGTTTCCTTTGATCCGAGTCACCTTACTCACGGGAATTCCGCCCTGGGAGCTGGCTGAGCGGCCGGTGGCATGGGTAAACATGATCCTGGCCGCGAACGCTGCGTTGATCGAAGCGCAGGAAACAGCAGCTAATCAGAGCATGTAAGAGGAGTTATCCGCACATGGCGATCACGGCAGCACGGTTGATGGTAGAGATTGGGGCGAACCCGGAAGCGGCGGTGCGCGGGATCAATTCGGCGCAGAACGCGGTGAATGGGTTCGTGCAGAAGGTGGGCGGCAGCGGCTTCCGGGATATCTTCGCGGGGGTGTTTGGAGCGAACCTGGCCATGGGAGCGGTGCAGGGCCTGCGCAATACGACAGGGGAGGCACTGAACGCGTATACGGCATATGAGCGGCTTTCGGCGAGCATGGTGACGCTCCAGGCGCGCGAGCTGCGCAGCACGAACCAGACATTGAGCATGGGGCAGGCCTTGAAACAGGCAGCGCCGAACGCGCAAGCGCTGCTGAATTGGATTGAGAAGCTGGCGATCGAAAGCCCGTTTTCTCAGGCAGGGGTGGCAGATGCGTTCCGGACGGCGCAGGCATATGGTTTTGCTACGGACGAATCGCAGCGGTTGACGCAGGCAATGCTGGATTACGCGGCCGGAGCCGGGGTGAGCGAGGGCGCCATGGGGCAGACGGTTCTGGCGCTGGGGCAGATCCAGGCGCGCGGAAAGCTTGCGGCGCAGGAAATCAACCAGCTGGTAAACGCGGGGATCCCGGTGCGGCAGATTCTGGCGGAAGCGTTTGGGGTGACAACTGCCGAACTGATGGAGATGAGCGAAAAGGGGTTGATCCCGGCGAACGTGGCGATCGAAGCAATCGTGAGCTCAATCGAGAACGATTTTGGCGGCGCGGCGAAACGGCAGACGGAAACGATGGGCGGTTTGATCACCAGCCTGGAAGACCTGAAGCAGATTGGGCTGCGGGAGTTCTTTACCGGTACGTTCCAGGAGATCCAGCCGTATTTAGACCGGTTCGTTACCAAGCTGCAGGACCCGGAATTCCGGGCGAATTTGCGCGCGATGGGCGCGGACTTTGGCGAGGGCGTGCGGGAGCTGGCTGAGGGGGCACAGTCGGCGATTACCTGGTATGTGGGGTTGGACGAAGGGGTTAAGAAGCTGATCTTGAGCCTGGGCGGGCTGGTGGTGTTGGGGCCGACCGTGGTGGGGATGCTGGGTGACGTGGCGAGCGCGGGCTTCGGGCTGGCGCGGGGTTTGATGGCCATCCCGGGTATTTTGGGGAACATTCAGACAGGGATCAACGCGTGGCGGGCGGGTTTGAGCCTGACCACGGCGCTAGGGGCAGCGGGAATCTCATCGATGACGTTGGCGCTGGGCGGTTTTGCGATCGCAGCAGCGGGAGCGGCCGCGGCGTGGGCGCTGGTGCATAAACAGGCGGAAACACAGGATGCATTCGAGGCGAACGCGAAGCAGGTTGCCAGCACGGCGAAAACGTACGGGGAGTACAGCCGCGCAATGGAGACGGCTGCTCGGGCGAACGGGCAGATGATCGACGCAGAGGGGAACCTGGTGGGGGTGCAAGTTTTTGGTAACCAGGTGCGGCAGGGGGTGATCGAGCAGAACTTCCGGATGAGCGAGGCGATGTGGTACCGGGTGAAAGCAGCCGAGGCGGCGAGAATCGCGCAGGAGATGCTGGCCAACGCTGAAGAAAATCCGAACGCGGAGAACAACCTGGAGGCGATGCTGGCAGAGGCCGAAGCCGCGAACGCGCTGGCTGAGGCGGAGGCGGAAGCAGCACAGGCCGCGGAAGACCAGGCGGCGGCGATCAAAGAGGCGGCCGCGGCAGCGCGGGAAGCCACGATTGCATATTGGAACATGGCGGAAGGGCTGAAGGGGGCTGGGTCGGCGGAGATTGCCAAGGCGCAGATTGGGCTGCTGCAAGAATCGCTGAAGGAAGGGCGGATCAGCACTCTCGAATACACGGAGGCCGTACAGAATATTGGGATGGCTTTCGGGTTGATGGATAACCGGTCGCTAGCGCTGACCGAAGGGTTGAACCGGCTGCGGGGCGGGCTGGAGGGAGGCGTGCTGCCTGCGGAGAAGATGGACGAGGCGGTGAAGGCGCTGATCGCCGACGCGGCGGATGGGAAGACGGATATTGAGGCAATTATGAACCAGTTTGCCAAACCGCCGTTGATGGAACTGCCCAACGAGCGCCTGCCCGGGCAGATGAGCGGGAACCTGGCGGCGGGATTGAAAGAAAGCCTGGGCGGCGCGGTGGAAGAAGGCATGTCGGCGCTGGTGACGGAGACAGAAAAGCAAGCAGGGCTGGCGGCGGCGAGCGCGAAAAACGCGTTCGCGGAGCCGAACTGGACGGAGATCGGGCTGAAGATTTCGCAGGGGGTGGCAACGGGCATCAAGCAGGGGGCGCCGGGGATCACCAAAGCGGCGCAGGAAGCAGCCTGGGCGGCGTACCTGGCGGCGAAGGAGAAATTGGGAATTAAAAGCCCGAGCAAGGTGGCAATGGAGATCGGGTACCAGTTTGTGGCCGGCCAGGTGGGCGGTATTCGCCAGGGCGAACGGCACATGGTGGCGGCGGCAACGCGCTCAGCGGAGCGGATGGCGGCCGCGGCGGCCATGGCGCGACCGCAGAATGCACAGAGCTACTCCGGCCAACCGGCGGCCAGCGGGCCGATGTTTAACCTTTACGGCGGGGAGCTGCACCTGCACAACGCGGAAACAGGGATGCTGTACGAGAGCGCGCTGGAGCAGATGAGCCCGAGGGTGTGAGGTAAGCGATGTTATTGAATTCGACGGTGAGCGCGTGGGACAGTTACAGCCTGAACAACAGCAGCTTTGGGGCGGTGATTCCGCCGGAGGCGGCGATCGTGGCGGACGCGCAGGTTATCAGCGCGCAGCGGCCGGCAAATACGCCGGTGTTTGGGGGGAAAAACTTTGTGGGGCGAACGCTGCCGCTGCACGTGACGCTGAAGGGCGACCTGGACACGCGGATGACGGAGCTGACGGGCTGGGGGATGCTCAGCCCGTACGACAACCAACTGCATAAGCTGCACGTGATCGATTCGACCGGGAAGGACTGGTACGTGCTGGCAACGGTGAGCGGGCTGCCGCGGCTGGTGGGGAACGTGCTGGTGGTGCACCTGTACCTGCCCGACCCGGTGTGGAAATCGAACACGGTGAACGCTACACCGTGGCCAGTGACCGGGACGGGCGACAAGCAGGTGGTGACGGTGGCGGGGAATATGCCGGCGCTACCGGTGTTCAAGGTGACGCCGACTGGGGCAGGGACGGCGGGGTACGCGCACCGGCGGTTTGTGGTGATTTACAACCGGACGCGGAAGACACTGGAGAACTGGCCGATCGAGATTACGGGCGGGGGGTTGAACACGCAAAGCCTGGTGAGCGCAGGGCACATGCAAGCGGACGGGGACGATATTCGCATTATGCGCAACGGGGCGTTCGACAATTACTGGATGAGCAGCGCCACGCCGGGGAGCGATACGGCGCTGAAGATCTGGGATGTGGCGACGATCAAGCCGATGATCGAGATGACGCTGGGGGTGTCGATCCCTTCAAGCGGGGCGGTGGGCGAGATTACGATCAAGAGCACCAGTGCCAATAAGTCTTTATTATCGGAACTGGAAGTACCGGGATTG